ATCTCAACAGACGCACAGCTCGACATCAACGCTGCCAATCCTGTAGGGTTTTCGGGGAATATCAAAGTCGCGGTTCCTGCAAGCGGAACGACTCCGGCGCAAGACTTAATCATCTTCTTGCTCTTTTTGGTCAGATCTGACGGGGTGACAAATTGAGCGACGTTAATTTAGTTGTCACTGCTGGCAACCAGATTGCCTTAACGATAGATCAGGGGATTGTTGGACCTACGGGACCCTACGGTCCGACAGGCCCAGCGGGTGGGCCAACTGGACCAACGGGGGCAACCGGAGCTGCGGGACCAACTGGATCTGCGGGCGGTCCTACGGGTCCTACTGGCCCTACAGGCGATAACGGATCAACTGGACCAACTGGCCCTACAGGAGGTTCTGGCGTTGATGGCCCGACCGGCCCCACTGGAACTTCAGGCCCAACTGGTCCTGCGGGGGGGCCAACCGGCCCCACTGGTAATACGGGGGCATCTGGCCCGACCGGTCCGACGGGAGCTTCAGGTTCTATTGGTGCTACAGGTCCAACGGGTGCAAATGGATCGGCCGGATCTACTGGACCCACTGGTCCAACAGGAGATTCAGGATCGGCAGGGCCAACGGGACCTACAGGCGCAGCGAGCACAGTTGCGGGTCCAACAGGTCCAACGGGAGTTAATGGCGCTAACGGACCAACTGGTCCTACCGGAGCTGCATCTACAGTGGCAGGCCCTACAGGGCCAACGGGATCTAATGGAAACACCGGTCCGACAGGTGTCGCAGGCCCAACGGGACCAACGGGACCGGCAGGAGGCGGCGGTAGCGCTATTACGGTTAAAGATGAAGGCACGACATTAACCACAAGCGTTACTTCTTTTGATTTTGTTGGAACTGGTGTTACGGCTACGGCTGTAGGCAACGATGTAACTGTCAATATATCGGCAGGAGTTGGCCCAACTGGTCCTACTGGTCCTGCTTCTACGGTTGCGGGACCCACTGGGCCTACCGGATCAGTTGGCGCTGCTGGACCAACCGGCCCAACAGGTGCTAACGGAGCGTCTGGCCCTACTGGACCAACAGGGGCACAAGGTAGCGCAGGCCCCACTGGACCGACGGGAAGTAATGGAGCTGCAGGGCCAACCGGACCGACTGGAGCTTCAGGCCCAACTGGTCCTACTGGCGACCCTTCTACAGTAGCGGGTCCAACGGGGCCCACTGGACCGGCGGGCGCTGGCTCAAGCATTCCGGTATCAGACGAAGGCACTCAGATTACCGCTGCCGTCTCGTCCTTTAACTTTACGGGTTCGGGCGTAACGGCTACCGCGGTTGGCAATGCGGTAACGGTTAATGTTAGCGGGGATGTGGTCGGTCCGGCATCATCATCTGATTCGCGCATAGTTTTATTTAATGGCACGACCGGTAAGCTAATCAAGAACTTTACAAGCGGGTTGGCTTATTTGTCCTCTGGTTCAGAGGCCTATGTAACCGCTATTGGACAGTTAACCGCTAAATACAGCTTCACGCTGGACAGCGCAGATACAACGGGTCTGACGTTAAATTCTTCGACTTCGGGCAATTCGGTTACGTTCAAGCCTCCATCGTCCGGTGGAAATAATACTTATATATGGCCCGCAGGAGCAGGTTCTTCTGGGTATGCGCTAACGACTAACGGATCTGGAACGCTATCGTGGACTGCTGTAAGCGGAGGCGGAGGAAGTCCCAATTTAGATGGCGGCGCTCCTGATAGCAGTTATCTTGCAGTTGATCCTATTGATGGAGGTACACCATAATGCCTGTACAAATACAACTTCGACGAGGCACGACCTCACAATGGTCGACAGCTAATCCTACGCTTGCTTCTGGCGAGGTTGGTGTTGATACGACGCTAACCAAATTCAAAGTCGGCAACGGCAGCACTGCGTGGAATAGTCTCGGCTACGCATCTTTTACGTTTCAAGGTGCGTATGCTGGCGGCACGACTTATTATCCAAACGACATCGTTACTTATAACGGATCGTCTTACATTTGCATTTTGCAAAGCACAGGGAATCTTCCGACTAACACAACCTATTTCTCGATTCTTGCTGCGGCTGGTTCTAGCTCTGGTGATGTTGTCGGCCCTGCGAGTTCAACAGATAACGTTCTTGCGGTCTTTGACGGAACTACTGGCAAGTTACTGAAAAACAGTACGTTAGCGATTAGTTCAGTGGGTTATATCAACTCACCGCAAACCTCTGGTGGTGCGAGTGCTTATTCTTTGGTTTTGGCTGATGCCGGTAATCATGTGTACTTTACTGGTGGCTCTACGGCTACGTTGACAGTTCCCACTAATTCGTCTCAAGCATTCCCTGTTGGCACTACGATCCTTGCGGTCAACAACAACTCAGGCAACCTTACGATTTCTGGTGCTGGCGTTACATTTCAGTTAGCCAATGGAACAACAGGCAACCGCACAGTAGCTACTAAGGGAATGGCATCATTGCTAAAGGTTGCTACGGATACGTGGTGGGTTACTGGACCGGGAGTGACCTGATATGGCTGGTAACTTAACAGCGATGATTGCGTCTATCTTCTCAGGTAGCACAGTCACTCCAGACCCCTATTACGAATACACCACTCTGCTACTCCCAGGCAACGGAACCAACGGCGCACAGAATAATACGTTCTTAGATGCGTCTACCAATAACTTCACCATCACACGCAACGGCAACACCACACAAGGTACTTTCTCACCTTTTAGTCAGACGGGGTGGGGGAATTATTTTGATGGGAGTGGGGATTATTTGGCTACACCATCTAATTCGGCGTTAGCTGTTGGGGCAGGTGATTTTTGTATTGAAACGTGGATTTATTGGGGTACGTCTAGTGTCAATGATGTGATCTATTCAAATGTATTGAATAGCGGCGGCGGTGACGCACAAATTGAAATCTATATAAATTCAAGCAATAAAGTTGTATGCGGCGGATGGAATACTAACTTCTTAGTCGGTTCCACAAATGTTACTTCTAACGCATGGACACATATTGCTGTCTGCCGTTCAGGAACAACGATGTCATTGTTTTTGAATGGATCTAGAGATGCAACGACAACAACCTCTAATAATTTTTCAAGCACTAACGCTTTTAATGTAGGAAGGCAAGCAAGCGGTGCTTATGACTTCTTAGGTTACATATCCAATCTTCGTGTTGTCAAAGGATCTTCCGTCTACGACCCCACACAGACCACACTAACTGTCCCCACAGCACCTCTCACTGCCATCTCCGGCACATCTCTTCTCACCTGCCAATCCAACCGCTTCCGTGACGCTAGCACCAACAACTTCACCATTACCAGAAACGGTGATACCTCCGTAGTCGCCTTCTCGCCATTCAACCCCACTGCATCGTGGTCTGCTGCGACCTATGGTGGGTCTGGGTATTTTGATGGGAGTGGGGATTATTTGACGGTTGCTAGCAATTCCGCTTTTGCTTTTGGGACAAACAACTTTGCTATTGCATTTTGGATATACCCGACACAAGCATTTGCAGCCACTGGCTCTGCGCCAGTATCAATGGCGTACAACACGGGATTTAACATATCCATTGACAACGTAGAGTTATCGTTCTGGATTGCAGGGACTCGTATCACGTCATCTACAAGACCAACACCAAACCAGTGGAATTACGTTGTTTGCACACGCCAAAGCGGTACTGCTTATGTTTACATTAACGGCACACAAACGGCCACAGGTTCTTTAACAGGCTCTGTTGCTAATAGCCAAATTTACATCGGAACAGCATCACACAACGTCGCAGCCGAAACGGTTGTTGGTTATTTGTCTGGCATCCGCATCTTAGACACAAACCTAGCCTCAACCGTACCAACCTCGCCGCCGACGAATGATGGTAATACAAAACTCCTACTCAACTTCACCAATAGTGGTATCTACGATGCCACAAGCAAGAATGATCTGGAGACGGTGGGCAATGCTCAGATAAGTACGGCTGTTTCTGCTAAGTGGGGAACAGGCAGTATTTATTTGGATGGCAACGACACCATAGCCATTCCAGACAGCGTTAATTTTGCAATAGGAACAGGAGACTTTACGTTTGAAACGTGGTTGCTTGTTAGCTCTGCTATTTCTTCGTATGGCACTATCTTTTCAAAATATTCAGCCGGTGCGATTGGGACTGATGATGCGTGGCAGTGGTACATTGAAAATGTATCAGGGAATATGCAAATTGTATTCGGCCCTATTTCTGGAACCACGCAAACATTGATGACATTCGCTCTTACTGGCGCATCGACAACCTTAAACGGTGTTTGGAATCACATCGCGCTAACAAGAAGTGGAAGTTCTGTTAGATTATTTTTTAATGGGACTCAAGCAGGCACAACACAGACGTATAGTTCTTCTATTAATCAAGGGACAAATCCAATAACAATTGGTGCTAGAACTATTACGTCACCTGACTTGTATATAACAGGGTACTTTCAAGATGTCCGCATCACCAAAGGCGTAGCTCGCTCTGCTTCAAGCACTGCATCATCCATTTCAGGCACGACATTAACTGTTGGTGGAACCGTAACAGGAACATTTGCAGTCGGTATGGTTCTATCCGGCACAGGTGTCACCGCAGGAACGACAATCACGGCATTAGGAACTGGAACCGGAGGCGCAGGAACCTATACGGTAAGCGCAAGCCAAACTGTATCCTCAACGACAATTACTGGTTACCCACTGCCAACAGCAGCGTTTCCCACCTTATGAGCTTAACTATGTACTGGACTAAAAACGGGTCTATCCCATCACAAGAGACAGATGGCACAGAGGGCTGGCAACAGGCTCCATCACCTCCTACAGAGATTCCTGAAGGCAAGGAACTTATATGGCTAAACTGGGAATGGATCATCCGCGACCCTAAGCCACAAGACAGAGCAGGTTACCAGTGGAATTGGCAGCACGATACGAAATCATGGGTAGAAGGTTCGTGGGGGACTGTTGAGGTTGTAGAGCCTCTTACAGTCATTGATATAACCAACTTCAGCTCTTCACAAGTAGCAAATTTAACAACATCGCAGGTGATTTAAAATGACGAAAGCCCGCAGTGCTACCAACACATACGGGCCTTCTAACCAACAACGAGGACATTCGTTATGGCTGCAAAGATTCTACCAATAGAAACACTGCAACAACTGTTTCGTTACGATCCAGACACGGGAAATATCTATTGGATCTCGCAAGGCCGAGGAAAAATCAAGAAAAAGCCTGCCGGTACAATCGTTAAAGCTGGCTATGTAGGCATTCTTATTGACGGCAAACGATACTACGCACACAGAATCGCGTGGGCTTTACATCACGGCAAGCATCCAGAGCTTCATCTAGATCACATTAACGGCGTTAAAACTGACAATCGGATTGCCAATCTTAGAGAGGCAAACGATATGCAAAATGCTAGAAACGCAAAAAAGCCCATTAACAATACTAGCGGTTATGCGGGCGTGTCATACTGTAAGTGCACAAACAAATGGCGAGCATCAATAAAAGTAAACCGCAAAGTAATTTACTTTGGGCGATTTCAAGACATTAAAGAAGCGGTTCGCGCAAGAAAAGAAGCTGAGATAAGATACTTTGGTGAATGGAGAAAACAAGATGAAAATTTGCGTTAACGCAATCTCAAAAAACGAAACTCAGTTTGTAAAGCGTTTTTACGAATCGGCCAAAGATGCTGACTTAATCATCCTTGCTGATACCGGATCAACAGACGGAACCGCAGATCTTGCAAGAGAATGCGGCATCACTGTTTACGATATATCCATCACCCCGTGGCGATTTGACCTAGCAAGAAACGCTGCCTTAGCTCTAGTTCCCGCTGACGTTGATGTCATCGTGTCTCTTGATCTTGATGAAGTCTTAGAACCCGGCTGGCGGGAAGAGATCGAGCGTGTTTGGACTCCAGAGACTACTAGACTTAGGTACAAATTCGATTGGGGTCACGGCATTTTGTTTTACTACGAAAAGATCTTTGCCAAAAAAGGCTATAGATTCCATCACGCTGTCCACGAATATCCCAGGCCCGATCTCCGCATCAAAGAAGTCTACGCTTATACCGACAAGCTCTTAGTCTCTCATCATCCCGATCCTACGAAGTCACGAGGGCAGTATCTTGACCTCCTCAGAATGGCCGTTAAAGAGGATCCTAGATGCCCTAGAAACGCTTTCTACTTCGCCCGTGAGCTAACCTTCTACCGTCTCTGGGATGAGGCTATAGAGGCTCTAAACGCTTACTTGAATATGCCTGAGGCGACGTGGCCGAATGAACGATGCTACGCGATGAGGCTCTTAGGTCAGGCTTACGATGAGAAGCTCGATTACTGGACGGCTCTAAAGTGGTTCAGAATGTCCATTGCTGAGGCTCCGGGAACTAGAGAACCGTGGGTTGACTTTGCGATGAGTTGTTATAAGAAACACTTATGGAAAGAATGCCACCACGCGGCTACAATGGCGCTGAGTATCGTAGATAAAGAACTTGTCTACACTTGCGACCCTGAAGTATGGGGATCTAAACCGCACGATCTTGCGGCAATCTCGGCACATCATTTAGGTATGAAAGACGAGGCGATAAGACACGGAGCGGAGGCAGTCAGGCTGTCTCCAGATGATGAACGGCTTATCAGGAACCTTGAATACTATGGACAGCCAAACTCTAATTAACGGTCTTTTTGGCATTTTGTGTGCTGTAGCTGGTTGGTTCTTCCGAGTTCTCTGGGAGGCTCAACAAGAACTACAGAAAGACTTAGGTGAATTGGAAAAGAATCTTCCGCACACTTACGCACTAAAAGTCGATTATCAGAAAGACATCGCAGACATAAAAATCATGCTCGGTAAGATCTTTGATAAGCTGGATGGCAAAGCGGATAAGTAATGGCGTGGTCAGATGTTCTTAAAGCAGTGATCCCTATCGTGGTGGCTGCGCTTGCGTGGCTACTCGGTCAGGTCGCATCATTCTCTGAGCGTCTTACAAAGATTGAAGGCCAAATGCCAGCGTTGATTACCAAAGAAGGCACTCCTACTGATAGCCCGATTAGTGCCGAGCGTAGACAGATTCAGAAAGAACAGATCATGCAGCATATCAACGAGCTGCAAGTTAAAGTAAGGCTTCTTGAGGAACGGGAGCGTCTAAAAGGGAGTAAATAGTGCTATCTCTACTTTCGACCCTCGGCGGTCTTTTAATCTCCGGCCTCCCTAAACTTCTTGACTACTTCCAGAATAAAGCCGATCAAGCGCATGAGCTTGAGCTTGCAAGAGTTCAGTCTGAGCGCGAGTTAGCCTTAGCGAAAGAAGGGTTCTTAGCTCAACAAAGAGTCGAGGAAATAAGAACCGATCAGATAGCAATGCAGACGGATGCACAAATGACTGTGGCTGCATTGGATCATGACAAACAGATCATTGAGAAATCGAGTAAGTGGGTTGTTAATTACATCGGCACAGTCAGACCAAATGTCACTTACTTACTAATTCTTGAGCTTATCGCGGTGAATGCGGTCCTTGCTTATTACGTCTGGAATCATCCTCATTTAGTTCAGTCGATGGAGGATCTCATCAAGGTCGCGGAAATCATCTTTAGTGATGATGAAATGGCAATGCTCGGCGGCATCATAGGTTTTTGGTTTGGGTCGCGAAGCTGGAAGAAATGAAAACAGGGCAGGCTGGCATTGACCTGATGCACAGGTTCGAGGGATGCCGTCTAAGGCCTTATTTATGCCCTGCAAGCCTCTGGACGGTGGGATATGGTCATGTCCTATATCAAGATCAGATAAGGCTCCCTAATGAGCGTAAAAACGGCTACACAGGCATTCTTAGGAAGGAATACGCAATCAGTCCCGGCGATAGTCGAAACTGGACGCAAGCGGAGGTCGATAGCCTTTTTGAGAGCGATCTGCAATATTTCGAGCGCGGTGTTCTTAGAATGTCTCCTAATCTGGCTAGCAGTCAGTCAAGGTTCGACGCTATTGTCAGTTTTGCGTACAACGCTGGCTTAGGGAATTACCAGCGCTCTACGATCAGAATGAAGAATGACCGCGGTGATTACGAGGGAGCCGCTAAGGCTTTTATGATGTGGACAAAGGGAGGCGGCAAAGTCCTCCCCGGTCTGGTTAAGCGTCGCGTCGCTGAATCTTCTCTTTATGCAAGCGGGTGAGTGCTTGTTTCACCATTTCCCCAACCTCATGCCCGTGGTGTTTCGCGATCTTTTCTATCAGCGGTAACCGAGCCGCACGAGGCTTCGATAAAAGCCAGTTAGCCCAATCCGCAACGACATACGGCATAGCAGCTTCATAAGCCTGCGTAATTTCCGATCTATCACTGGACTTCACCGACTTGATGATCTCCAGCCATTGACCACGCTCTGAAGGCTCGGTGCTTTTCGATGGTGTCTGGGCATTCTGTGGAGGGAGGTCTCCAGCCGTGTTCGCGCCAGATCTCCTCGACGGGTCTGAAGGTTCTAGGGGATCGTTGGCTTTCAATGAGTTCCTTCCAGTTCATAGCTTCTCCAGTAAATTATCCACTTCGTTCAGAAAATTAACAACGTCCGTTTCTAGGTTCTTAATATCCTCTTCAGACGGCTCAAAACGCACCACAAAGAGCTGTAGTCTCTCAGGCAGTCTAGGATCAAACGAAACGAAATCGACCCATCTGCGACCCGTACAAGCCATTTGTGCAAGCATCTGATTCTTGTAAGTTGTAGGCACTTCTCCCGCGGTTAGATAGCTTATGTGTGTTGAGGTCTTAGGACACTTTATTTCAATGAGCCCGTCACCAACAAGACCATCAGGCGATGCTGCAAAGTAAGGGATCGTCGGGTGATCCACAATGGCGATCTGTTCTACCCATCGTCCCGTCTTGATCTGATACGCGGCACGAGCTAAAGGTTCGTTCAGTGTTCCCCATTCCATATAAGAATTTGTGAATGTCTCGGCTACGGTCCCTGTCAGTCTTTCAGCAAGGATGTCTGCGATGTAGTTCGCTCGTGTAGCCGTTCCCTTTTTAGCTCGCGCATCTGAGACGCGGGAAGCTGTCACCTTCCCTAGTCGTGCAAGCCTCCACTCCTCGGTTCCCTGCTCCATCAGAATGCGATCTCGTCATCGTCTTTTCGACCTTTTTGTCCGAGCATCTGAAGGTTCTCAGCGATGATTTCAGTGGTGTACCGGTCGACACCTTGTTTGTCTGTCCACTTCCTAGTCTGAAGCCTTCCTTCTATGTATAGAGGCTTTCCTTTTTGGACGTACTTCTCGATGATCTCGGCGAGCTTCCCGTAAGCAACAACACGATGCCACTCGGTTTCTTCTTGAGGCTCGCCTTGTTTGTTCTTCCAGCGATTAGTTGTCGCAAGAGTGAGATTCGCTAGAGCCGTTCCTGCTTCCGTGTAACGACATTCAGGGTCTTTGCCTACGTTACCAATCAAGATCACTTTATTTACTGATGACATCTAAGATTCCTTTTTCAAATAACCAACCAATTGTCTTTCTATGGGCTTCTTCCCACGCTTGCCTTTTTTCTTCTTTGCCTGCGCCTCCTTGATCTATCTGCATGTGGCATCTGTAACAGAGCGCAGCGACCCGAAAGTCATGTGCCTTGATGCCGGTTCCTTTACCGTCCTTTTGTTGATTAGAGTGAGCCGCGACAACCGTTCCATCCTCGACACCACAGAGCCCACAAGGAAGTTCTCTGCAAGCCTCTAATAGTTTCTTAGACCGCCAGTTCATGCCGTGTTCCTGATGTCGGCTCGCATGTTTGCCTGCTCAGACCTCCAGATCTCGATCCTCGCTTGAGCCGCGATTAGATCCCACCGTAATTTCTCTTCGATCTGCACAGCAGCCTCTAATGCTTTTAGAAGCTCCAAATACTCCGGGTGGGCATAAGCGTCTCTTTCCTGAGCACCTAAAGCTGACTCAAGGCTTCCTTTCATCAAGATAGCTTTTTTAGACTTCCTGAACTCTTCTAAATAGACTCTCTGGGCTTTAGCATCGGCGAATTGCCGAGCGTGCTTAAGGATGTAGTCGACGGCTTTGTGCGGGTCTTTCATACGTCTACAAATTGATGAATAGGTATATAAATACAAGGAACAACATCATCAGGATCTCCTCTATCTGTGCGACCACCGGGGAGGATTGGATAGCCAACACGAAACGTCCAATACTTCATCGTGTCGGTCCACTGCACGACTAAGATTGCAAGTCGCTGGGAAGCGTTTTGGATTTCAATGCCTGATCGGAACTTTGCGAAATCCAGCATGTAAGTGTTGTAGTCGGTCGACTTACAGTTCCTTGTTTTCACCTCCACCCACCTGACCAGTTGCCCGTTTTGATAGGCGGCGAAGTCCATTTCGTAGAATTTTGGAAGTCGATAAATGTCGTAGTTGAAACGATCAGCAAAGGCTTGCGCGACGGCTAGTTCTTTTTTTCTATCTAACTCAGTTTCGTATACAGGTCTCACAGGCCTAGCTCCTTCTTACGTTTGTCTTTGGCTGCTTCGATTTGTTTTACAAGGTCAGGCGATTTCTTGTGCTTAACAAAAACCTCCTCATAAACCTTCCTAAGATCTTCTTTCTTAGCGCTGGCGATCTTCTCAAGATCCTTGTCGAAGTTGGATTCGGACATTACTTCGTGGGTTTGATTCTCACTGTCGTTATCGCCCTCTGTTGGGATGCAAAAGGCCTGCATGAGAGCGTACTTATAAGCCGCTGACATTGCTTTATTGGTTGCCTTATCACCTGAGTCCATAGCCTCGCCAATCGTCGATATAACGTGGCTAGAGCCATCTTCGCCGGAGACTAAAGCGAACTCCATTGAGACGGTGACGTAGAACAAAGCAGTGCCAGACTTATTGACACGCTCGACAACCTGACGGTCTGTAACGCGAGGGAGGATGCACAGTTTATGCTCCGCAAGGATGGGAGCCATTGCATTGTAAACATCGTCAATACCGCGAAACTGGTATCTCTGCGCTTCGTTAGTTCTCTGTTTGGCAATCCCTGCTTTGGAGATCGCACTCATCACCTTGCTGATGCTTTCGTAAACTTTCTGCATATCGTTTTATCCTGTAAAAACGTTCTATCTTATGAAAAGGAACATCATCGTCCCATACAAAATCCCAAACCCTATCGCTGTCAGCCAATCTAGCAATGAGCTCATTTTCTTCTCTTT